CCATTGAAATTGAAAGGTTTGCATTGAAAAGCCGTTGAAAAGGAGGGCTTTATGACAGATCCAATTTACCTGTCAAAGAGCGCGTTCGCGGCTCGCATCGGCAGGACGCCGAGTTACATCACCTGGTTGAAAGACAACCACCGTTTGGTGCTTTCACCGAACGGCAAACAGGTCGACGTGCTGGCGACGGAAGCCCTGATTCAGGAAACCGCTGACCCGAGCAAGGCCGCTGTCGCGGCTCGGCATCAGCAGGATCGGATTCAGCGTGACGTTTACAGCCAGCTGTCCACTTCGGTCGAGCCGACGCCCACGGCTGCGCCGCCGCAGCTTGTTAGAGGAGATGGTAAACAGCCTGACTTCCAAAAGGCCCGCGCTTTGCGCGAACACAACATGGCCAAGTTGGCTGAGATCGAATTGCACAAGGCCCAGGGTTCGTTGGTTGCCAAGGACGCGGTCGAAACCGGTGCCTACAACGCCGGCCGATTGCTGCGTGATCAACTGTTCGGGCCGTTGCCGCAACTGTCCCATGACCTTGCGGCCATGACGGACCCCTGGCTAATCGAAAAACACCTGGCGGCAACATTCCGTCGAACGCTGGAAGAGGCCGAGCGTCTGTCTTCAGCGGACCTTGAGCACGCTATGACATCGAGTTAATCCCATGCACACGGAATTTCCTGACGGTGCAAAGGTGTACCGTGAGGCCTATTTCCGTGGACTGCGCCCTGACCCCGACCTCTGGATCGATGAGTGGGCCGATGAGTTCATGCGAATCCCGCGAGACACCGGCGCCCCTGAGCCCGGCCAATACCGCACCTCACGGACACCCTACGCCCGCGAACCCATGCGCTGCCTGTCACCGGCTCACCCCAGCAGACGCGTGGTCACCATGGTGGCTTCGCAGTTGATGAAAACCCAGATCGCCTTGAACTGGATGGGCGGCCTGATCCACATGGCACCGTCCAACATCCTGGCGCTGTTGCCCAGCCTGGGCCTGGCGAAACGTGTCTCGGGACGGATCAGCAAGACGATCAAGGCCACCCCGGCGCTGCGTGAACGCGTAGCGGCCAGCCGCTCACGTGATACGCGCAACACCATGGACACCAAGGAGTTCGAAGGCGGCTCGCTGTACGTCACCACTGCCGGCTCGGCGGCCAACTTGTCGGAACTGTCGGCGCGCTACATCTATGGTGATGAGGTAGATCGTTGGGAAAATGATGTCGGCCAAGAAGGTGATCCGATCGGCCTGGCAGAAACCCGGGCGACCAACTTTGGGCGCAACGCGAAGATCTATTTTTCCAGCTCGCCAACAATCAAGGGCGCCTCGCGCATCGCCGATCTGTTCGACTCCAGCGACCAGCGCCACTACTACGTGCCATGTCCGACCTGCGGCCACATGCAGGTGCTGGAGTGGGAGCGGCTGCACTACAACAAGGATTACAGCACCGTCCATTACGAGTGCGCGGGACCTGATTGCGATGTGCTGATCGAGGAACACCACAAGAGCGACATGCTGGCCCGGGGTGAATGGCGGGCACACGCAGAGGGTGACGGCGAGACGGTTGGTTTCCACCTGAACGCCCTCTACTCACCGACCGGCTGGATGGGCTGGCGTACGCTGGCCAAGGATTTTGAAGAGGCCAAAAAGGCCCAGTCCCAAGGTGATATGGGGCTGATGCAGGTGTTCTACAACACTCGTCTGGCCAAAGTCTGGGACAGCGCGCAGGAGCAAACCAAGGCCGAAGTGCTGATCGCTCGGGCGCGGTTGGAAACCTACACCCTCGGCACGATGCCGGCCGGCGTACTGATGCTGACCGGTGCTGTTGACGTCCAGGCCAACCGCCTGGAATTGATGGTGATGGGCTTCGGTGTCGGCATGGAGCGCTGGGTGGTTGACCATCAGGTGATCTGGGGCGACCCCGCCGATGAACGCACCTGGGCGGTGCTGGATGAAAAACTCAAGGCGCGGTATCGCCATCCATGTGGCGTCGGCTTGGCGATCCTTGCCACCGGCGTCGACTCCGGTGGTCACCATACCGACGAGGTGTACCAGTTCTGCCGTGTTCGCCGCTGGCGCAACATCTTCGCCATCAAGGGCGCGAGCAAGCCTGGCAGGCCGGTCATTGCTCAGCGGCCGTCCATGGTCGACGTGACCTGGAGGGGCCAGACCGAACGCAACGGCGCCGAACTGTGGTTCGTCGGCACCGACACCGCCAAGGACTGGATCTACAACCGTTATCCGTTCCCGGACGGGCCGGGTTCACTGCACTTTGCCAACGACCTGCCGGACGAGTTCTTCGCCCAGTGTGTCGCCGAGCGCAAGGTGGCCCGCTACATCCGGGGTCACAAGCGTATCGAGTGGGTCAAGGGCAAGGCCGAGCGCAACGAAGCACTCGACCTGATGGTGTACTGCCTGGCCATGGCGCATTACCTCGGCATCAACCGCTACCAGGAACACGACTGGGAGCGGGTGCGGCAGGCATTGGCCCAGTCCGGTCTGTTTGACGATGCCTTGGGAATCAAGCCTGTTCAGGGCGAGCGTGTCGACGAAGACGAAACACCCGCTCCTGCGGCCGTAAGACAAGCTCAACCCGCGCCACAACCCACTGCCCCGGTCGTGCACACACGACCCGCAGCATCGCCACCTCAACGCCGTAGTTCCACCAGCGGTTACCTGAAGAGACGCTGATATGTCCTTTACCCAGAAACACCTCGATGCCATCGAGCGCGCCATCGCACGCGGTGAAAAAACCGTACGCTACAGCGACCGCACGGTGGAATACCGCACTGTCGACGAACTGCTCAGGGCTCGTGAAGAGATCCGCAGCTCGTTGACCAGCGCCGACGGCCCCCGTTCGCGGGTCGTGCGGCTCAGTCATGGAGGCAAGGGAATCTGATGGCTCGACAATTTCCGGCGCTGTCTCGTAGCGGATTCTTGCTGCCATCGAACATCAAGGCCAGCTACGAAGGCGCTGGGGAGGGTCGCCGATCTGCCAGTTGGGACGCCACCGACAACGGCATCAACAGCATAAACACCCCGGCGCTGCGCAACCTGCGTGCCCGTTCGCGGGCAGCGGTGCGTAATGACCCGTACGCGGCCAACGCTATCAACAAACGGGTCAGCAACCTGATTGGCACCGGCATCACACCGCGACCAAAAATCAAGGACGAAGCACTGCGCAATCTGCTGCAGGAGCTCTGGGAGGATTGGGTCGAGGAGTCAGACGCCGACGGCTTGTGCGACTTCTACGGTCAGCAGGCGTTGGTGGCCCGTACTGTCGAAACGGCGGGTGAGTGTTTTGTGCGGTTGCGTCCGCGTGGTTTGGACGAAGGTCTGGTGGTGCCGCTGCAGCTGCAAACGCTGGCACCCGAGTTCGTGCCGCACGACAAGTTCGAGACCACCCGCGACGGCAATATCATCCGCGCCGGGATCGAGTTCAACCCGGCCGGCAAGCGCGTGGCTTACTGGATGTACCGCTCGCACCCGCGTGATGCATCGTCGCTCAACAGCGGCTACAACCAACTGGTGCGGGTGCCGGCCAGCCAGGTGCTGCACATCTTCGAGCCGCTGGAGCCTGGTCAGTTGCGCGGCGTGCCACGCATGTCGCCGGTGCTTAAACGACTGCGCAGTCTGGACAACTACGATGACGCGGTGCTGTTTCGGCAGGAAGTGTCCAACCTGTTCGCCGGCTTCATCAAGCGACCGTCGCAGGACATGGGGCAGCAACCGCGTGACCCGGTCACTGGCCAGCTGATCACCGCTGACCGCGACGGCTTCACGCCCATGGTCGCGCTGGAGCCGGGCACCATGCAGGAGCTGGGGGCAGGGGAGGAGGTCGAATTCTCCAAGCCACCGGACGCCGGCAACAACTACCCGGACTTCATGCGTCAGCAACTGATGGCAGCGGCAGCGGGCACCGACACGCCATACGAGATCCTCACCGGTGACATGAAAGGCATCAATGACCGGGCGCTGCGGGTCGTACTCAACGAGTTCCGGCGCCGTTTGGAGCAGCTGCAATTCAACGTCTACATCCACCAGCTCTGCCGCCCGGTTCGCGCCGCATGGCTGGACATGGCGGTGTTGGCTGGGGTGATTGAACTGCCGGACTACGCCAAACGCCGCCGCGATT